CTGGTGGGTTTTTATTAGACCCAGAACCTGGTTTATACGATTGGCTGAGTGATTTCGATTACAGTTCACTGTATCCTAGTATCATTCGTTCATTGAATTTAAGCATAGAAACATTAGTGGGTAGAATAAAACTACCTAATCAAAACTACAATAAATGGAGTAGTTTAGTTGAGCTAAAAGAGATGGACCCTGAAACTGTTGTTACTTTGGAAAAACTAAACAAGCAAACATATAAACTTATAGAAGGTACCACTACCATCAAAAACCTTATCCATATAATAGAAACCCATAACCTTATAATTTCATCAAATGGAACTTTATTTGATTCATCCAAAAGAAGTATTGTAGCTGAAATATTAGCGGATTGGTTTAGTTTAAGGAAAAAATATAAATCCATGATGAAGGATGCGTATAAGAATGGGGATAAGGCAACCGGGGATTTATATAATCAAAAACAACATTCAATAAAAATATTACTTAATAGTGTTTATGGAACTTTTGCCATAAACTCATGGAGATTTACTGATGGGCACAAGATGTTATCATCATCCATTACTACAACTGGTCAAAGGTTTATCACTGAAACTATTAAATATGCTAATGAAATTGTGGAAGAGGAATATTTTTCGTAATATGTATAACCGTACAATGCGTTTAAAATATTCATATGGAAAATAAATTAATTAAATGTATAGAAAAATCAAATTTGATACATGATAACAAATATGATTATTCCCTTATAGCAGAATATAAGGGTACTATGCAAAAATACCCAATAAAATGTCCTACTCATGGAGTGTGGGAAGTTTCTTTGGACAATCATATACTGAAAAAATCGGGTTGCCCTAAATGTAAAGGAATAGGTTTTTCTTTTGAAGAAAAAATAGAAAAAGCTAGATTGCTACATAGTGACAAATATGACTACTCATTGATAGAAGGAGATATAAAACAAAAAACTCGCTATAATTTTATATGTAAACAATGTAAAACCACCTTCATTAACTCATGGGATAACCATACCAATAAACAACAAGGATGCCCCAAATGTAACCCAGCTGGAAGAAAGAAACGTACCTTGGAAAGTTTGATTGAACAGGTATCTAAACTTGATACCGGGTATGAATACAATTGGGATTCATATAAAGGATATTATGACAATAGCTTTAAAATTAAATGTAATAGTCATGGATGGTTTAATCAACAAATTTCTAACCATTTAATGGGGCAGGGATGCCCTAAATGCAAACAAAGTCGTGGGGAAAAAGAAATTGAACGGTTTCTTATTGAAAATAGAATAGAATATGTAACACAAAAAACATTTAAAGGGTGTAAAAATAAAAGAATGTTACCATTTGATTTCTATATCCCATCAAAAAATCTTTGTATAGAATATGATGGGGAACTCCATTTTCAATCTGTAGAATTTTTTGGTGGGGATGAATCTCTAGAGAAAACTATAAAGCATGATGAAATAAAAAATAATTTTTGTAAAGAAAATGATGTTAATTTAATAAGAATTTCGTATATTAATTTTAATAATATAAAAAATATTTTATCTGATGCAATTTGATGTACAAGATTTTAATAAACATGTAGCGGCAAGCGATACTGATAGTTTATTTATCATTTTAGGGCCTATCCTCCAAAAACAATTCCCCAACCTAGACCTAAACAATATAGACGAAGTATTGCCCAAAGTAAGACCACTCCAAAAAGAAATTGGGGAAAAACTAAACGCATACCAATCAGTACTTGCAAAAAAACTACTCAATTCAGACGAACACTACTTTGACCTTAAACCAGAATTTATATTCAAGAAAGCGTATTGGTCAGGCAAAAGAAGATATGCTCAACATATAGTAGACCAAGAGGGCATAGAAAAAGACGATGTAGTCATGATGGGCCTAGACATCATGAAATCCAATTTCCCAGCCTATTTCCGTAACTTTGGCGAGCAATTAATCAAGGACGTATTATTTGGTAAACCCAAAACAGAGATAGACAAGGACGTGATGGCATTTAAAAAATCCATATCCACAGTGGATTGGAAGAAACTACTCAAACCAACCGGACTAAAAAAACTAGACGCATATATTGAACGTAAACCTATGCCAGGAGAAATATTCTCCAAACTAGCAAAAAAGTGCCCCATCAACACAAAAGGCGCCATTGCCTCAAACGATATACTACGTTTCAAGAAACTAACCCGCCAATACCCAGAATTTACCCTTGGCGACAAAATATATTTGGCCATGTTAAAACCAAACCCATATCAACTGGATGTAGTTGCATTGAACGGATACAACGATGCACCAGAGATACTGGAGCTAGTAAACAAGTACTTGGACAGGGATGGCATATTCGATAGTATTATACGCAACAAGCTGGAAGGAGTTTATTCAGATTTGAATTGGACATTGAATTTAAACCCACACGCGAGCAAATTTTTCCAATTTGATTAAAATACTTGGTATTTAAACATATATTCCATATATTTATATCAAAAAACATAAACATAAACATAAACACAAAAACAACATGAACAAAGAAACACTTAGAATGCAAATGTTGGCCGGTATCATTACTGAGGGTCAATATAAAGAAATGTTAAATGAGGAAATGAAATTCATTGATGCTGCAACTATGAAAAATGGAGGTAATGAAGATCTTGATCCTTCTAAACTTAAACCCGGAGATATAATAGCTAAAAATAAACAATACAAAGATAAAACAGAACTAGAAGCATATGCAGGAAAATTCAACTCTGTTGATGCAGATGGTAATGTTATATGGACTGAAAAAGATGGGACAAGAAGTGGATGGCCCCATATTGAAGATTTAGTTTTAGTAAAAAACCTTAATTGGTAAAAAAACCACACACAATACTAAGAAAAGCTTGGCTCTGCCAGGCTTTCTTTGTATATTATGCCAAATTTAAGTTATGATTAATAAGTTACATTTAATTTCAGCCATAAACAAATACTATTTAGGCGAAAACGAGTCAGTGAAATGGAGCATATCCAACAACACACTCACGATAGCATTCATGTCTCAAAACAAGGAGGTAATTGGTAAAATTACCTACCCCAATTTCACACTAGAGGACAGTGATCTAGCCATATTCGACACGAAAAAACTACTCAACTTGATTGCAATCACATCAGGTGATTTGTTATTCAATTTGGAGAAAACCAGAAACACATACACCAAACTACACTTTGCGGACAACACATTCAATTTAACCTACGCGTTAGCGGACCCGTTATTGATTGGAAAAGTGGCCAACGTAAACGAGCCAGAATGGAACGCAACCATACCATTAGAAAAAGAACACGTGGACAATATGGTTAAAGCAAAGAGTGCTTTACCCGGTATTTCATCCATGCTTGTATCCACAACCACAGACATGTACGATAAACCAATGTGTGTATTCACATTTGGTGATGAAAATGGCCACAACAACAAAATCACATACCAGATGTATGGAGATATAGAAGTATCGGATGTTATAGTACCATTCAATTCAGACACATTCAAAAACATACTGCACCAAAACAAAGATTTATCCACTGGAACTATGTACTTAAACTACAGTGGGTTAATGAAATTGGAATTCACATCAGAGGATGGCATTTCTAGCCAATACTATTTAATCAGACGTGAACAAGACGCATTTTAGCCATATGTATTAGTATAAGCCAACTTTAGGGTGCTTTATATAAACAAACAGACTCACCGCAATGGGAGTTATTTATTAACCATAAAATCGAGCGATTTATGAACAATTTATCTTTAAACCAATTTGATGTACTATTTAAGAATCTATTCGAGAATGATTCTTTCTTCCAGCCCGCATTCGAGGCAAAAATCAACCACCCAGTAGACATATACGAGAACGAAAACGGCTTAACCTTAGAGGTTGCCTGCGTTGGACTAGAAAAAACAGACGTAAACATTGACATTGATGGAGACGTATTGCGCATTCAGTACCAAAAAGAAGAAAACACAAGCGACGTTACAGTTTACCACCGTAAACAAATCTCCAGACGTTCATTCAACCTAGCATACAAAATTGCATCGCAATTTGATCTATCCAAAAGTGAAGCCACTATGAGAAACGGGCTACTTTCCATTTCTGTTCCACGTGTTGAGAGCAAAATCACAAAATCAATCAAAATAAAATAGCCATAAGCACCCTAAAAGTTTGGCTACCTAAAATTGTATTCGTACATTTAGTTATAATTTAAAATTTAGTTATGGAAGAAACAACAAAACGCAAAGGGCGTCCTGCACGCACAGAAGACACTGAAACACCAACTGTATCAACATCATGTGTTATTCGTGATCCGTTGATGGAGCCGTTTTATATTGAAAAAGATGCATCCACATTCACAGTAGTAGAAAAAACAACAGCTAAACGTGGATTCAGAGGGCAAGAAGCATCGGGAAAAGAAAAAGAAAACGTTGTTGGTTACTACAGTAACTTCAGAAACGCGCTAAACGCGGTAGCAAAACAAAAATTCCACACAAACCCAGGCGAATACAACACCATCAAAGAATACATTGCTTCATGGAATGAAGTAAAAGATGGTATCGAATCATTATTAAACACAGTTAATTTTTAATTTAAAGTTATGTCAAACACAACAAACCTAGAGGCACTATTTGATGCCGTTATCGTTAAACCATTAGACGCTGAAGGCGAAACAATGTATGGTTCAATCATCGTACCAGATGCTGGAAAAGACCGCAACGAAAAAGGTACAATTGTAGCAGTAGGACCAGGTACACACACAGTAACAGGTACATTTTTGGAAACTGTACTAAAAGTAGGTGATGTAGTAGTTTTACCAACCGCTGGATTCACTAAAGTACAACACGATGGAGACGATTACTATATTGGAAACGAGAAAAGCATTTTAGCCAAAATTAATTAAGCAAAAGTTATATGAGCAAACAAATCAAACTAGGTGCAGAAGCACGTAAAAAATTATTCAAAGGCATCGACACATTAGCAGATGCAGTAGTATCCAGTTTAGGCCCACAAGGTAGAAACACAGTATACTTCAATGAAGGCGTAGCCGTATCCACAAAAGACGGTGTATCCATCGCGAAAAACATATCCGAGTTAGAGGATCCAATCGAGAACTTGGGTGCGCAAATGATCAAGCAAGCCGCAATCAAAACAGCAGACAATGCAGGAGACGGTACAACCACATCAACATTATTAGCACGTGAAATCGTTAAGCAAGGTTTGCAACGTTTAAACGAGGGCGGTAATGCAGTTGAGATCAAACGTGGTATTGAATCAGCAGTAGAGCAAGTTGTAGCAGCACTTAAAACAAACTCAGAAAAAATCACTTCAGAGGAACAGCTTGAGCAAATCGCTACTATTTCAGCAAACAATGACCCGGAAACAGGTAAACTTATTGCACGCGCAATGGAGAAAGTAGGCCGTGATGGTGTGGTACACATCGAGGAATCCAAAACAGGTGAAACATATCTAGAGGTAGTAGAGGGTATGCAATTTGATCGTGGTTACAAGTCACCATATTTCGTTACAAACAACAATACAATGTCAACTGTATTGACAGATGTATGTGTTTTAATTGCTGACCATAGATTCACCCAAGTAAAAGAATTGTTACCTATACTAAACGAGGTATCCCAGCGTGGAAAATCGTTATTGTTAATCGCTGAAGATATTGATGGTGAAGCATTAGCAACATTGATCGTAAACAAAATGCGTGGTACATTAAAAGTATGTGCTGTTAAAGCACCAGACTTTGGTGAGCGTAGAAAGTTAATCTTGGAAGACATTGCTGTTTTAACTGGTGGTACTGTATTCGACAAGGAAAAGGGCATGAAACTGGACAGATTCGACTGGAACTGGTTCGGTGAGGCATCAACAGTTACTGTAACCAAAGAACAAACCACAATTGTAGACGGTAAAGGTACAGAAGAGGCAATCACTCAACGCGTTAACGAATTAGAAGCACAAATCGAGAAGGCACAAACACCATTCGAGATGGAAAAATTGCAGGAACGCTTAGCAAAATTCGTTGGTGGTGTTGCACTAGTACACGTTGGTGGTAACACTGAAGCGGAAATGAAGGAAAAGAAAGACCGCGTAGACGATGCACTACACGCAACAAAATGCGCACTAGAGGATGGTATTGTACCTGGTGGTGGCTCAGCATTACTATACGCTAGAGAAGCAATCCAGTACGACAATGATGCAAGTGATGATTTTGTATACGGACAAAACATTGTATACAAATCGTGTGGTAAACCATTTGAGCAAATCTTAACCAATGCTGGGTACGATGAAGTAGATACAATCATTTTATCTCGTGATTTACGCAATGGTGAGAGCAACTGGAACGGATACAATATCAAAACCACTTCCATAGTAAACATGAAAGAAGCAGGTATATTAGACCCAACCAAAGTAACGCGCAACGCATTACTAAACGGTTCCAGCATCGCAAGCACAATCCTATTAACCGAGTGTGTTATCGTAGATAAGCCAGAGGACAAAAAGGAAGAAAACGTATATGATCCATCTCAAATGATGATGTAATATGGAAACACAGGTAGTAGAAACACTCGAATTGATCGCTACGCGTGTCCCACCTTCAGACAGGTGGTTACTAGTAGGCGATACTAAAAAAGTAGTACACCCATCACTTACGGATGCGCTTGAGGCATGGTTC